CGGGGCTAAAGTCGTGCAGGTTGAGCATCGTCTTGTAGCCGCGATTGATCTTCCCCGACGGCAGTACGGTGTCGGCCCACCAGCGGTGCAGTAACTGGAAGCCACCCGCAGCGGTCGAGTCGAGCGCTGCGTTGAAGACGTTCGGGTGATCTGCGTAGCTGGGAAACGTGAGCGGGCTGCTCGGCGTCGCTCCTACGAGGACGTTGTAGCCCTCGTCGGTCACTGCGATCAATCCTGCACCGATCTCGCTCGTCCGGATCATATCCAGAAAAGCGGTACGGTTAGGCCCCCCGGCCTGATCCGCTGTAATGCGTGCCATGATTACGGCTTCCTTATAAAGTCGTCGATGCGCTTGTTTAGCGCCGCGAGCCCTTCCCTGGATTCTTTTGAGTTGTGTTGAATCGCTTGCGTGAGTTGCTGGATCGTTCGGTCCAAACTGCCCATAACCTGAAGCAGCGCGTCGTTGGAGACGAAGTTCTTGTGGCAGTCGATCTCGAACTGAGACACGTGGTCCTTCAAGGCTTCGAAGTCGGTCTGCTTGGCGCGTCCGTTGACAGCCTGTTTGTTAGATTCGACGTCCACGAGGACTCTCCGAATAAAGTACCCAACAACGCCGCCAACGCCGCTGAAGACCGCCAAGCCTATGTACACCATCGAGCTTGTATCCATTACTTCCCCGGCTGCAGCCACCAGTAGGCGGCTCTATTAGACGCGCGGAGACTTCATTCCGCAATGCCGAGATTGTACTACGGAACAGGTGGCTACAATTAAGTTGTAACTCTTTGTATCACTGAGCGTTGGCCGCGCAGTGGCCTTTGCCAAAGAAAAAATCAATGCACGGCGCGACGACCTTGGCCCATCGCTTGCCCGCGATGACGGCGAGCCCCGTGCGCCGTGAGATCGTCTCGGTCGGGTCGCCTCCGAAGAGGCAGTTGCCGCACTCGTCGAAGGCGACCGCCATGCCCAACGCCCGGGCGGTCGAGCCAAACGATGCTTGGCAGAGCATCGCAATCAGCAGAACCGGGCAAAGCAGCGTGATGACGAGCCAGAGGATCAGGAGTTTTGCGCGGTTCATTTGTTTAGCTCCAGTTGACCGAGGTTACTTCTGCCGGATCCGTCACGGCCATCACTTGCGCTGCGAGCGCTGCGTTTTGGGCCATCTTGGCGAGCACGTCAGCTTTCGCGTCGCGCCCGACTTGCTTGATCTGCGAGCATGTGTGGTCGACCCACGCCCAGTTACCGTTGGCGTCTTCGCACCAGAATGGCGTCGTCCAAATCTCCCACTGCGCGCCTCCGTCAAGCACTTGCGTGTTGATAGCGTTGGGCCAAGCCGGGACGGTCGTGCCGCTCGTGCCCACCGCCGTGCTCGTGTAGACTTGGCTATTGGCCGGAGTCAGCGAACCGACGACGTAGGGTGTGAGGGCAGCCCAAGGCACCGCATCCTGAGTCGCCAGAAGCGCGTCGAGGACTGATGACGCAAGATTCATCTGGTCAGTCGTCTTCGCCGGGTACGTGTAAGGCGCCCCGAGCGCGCTGGATGAAAAGCCCGCGAGAATCGCAGCGGCGCATGCGGCCGAGATCGTGGCGATCTGGGCAAGCTGCGCGTCGAGCAGCGTGGGCGCTGCGGGGTACGTAGCGGTGTTGCCTGCTGCGACCCACGCTAGGTAGGCTGCGTAGTCGGTGTTGAGCGGGTCGGTTGGGATGAACGCGCCGTCTGAGCGCAGGATCTGGCCTGTGGCAGTGACTGTGTAGGTGTACATTTATATCTCGCACGAGGCAGTTGCGTGGAACTCGATAAGGTCGTGAGCCTCCGCGCTCTGGCCGCTGAGAACTAAACTGGCGAACGAGCCGCTCCGGTTGCCTACTGCAGCCGCAAGGGACGCCGCCGCGTTTTGTGCCCAGGCCGATCCAACCGCGCCAGTGTGCGGGTTGTACAGAGTCACGGTGGGACTGGCCCGCATGGTTACGGGGAACGTCCACTGGGCAGACGCGTAACTGACCGGGTCCGCAGTAGGCCCCGTCCAGCACCAAAGCGCGGTGGCGTCCGTAGCCGCGGTTCCCGGCGCGACTCCGTATGAGTACGTGGTCCAGTAATACCTTTGGCACAGAATAAGCTCCAGGCAAAACGGGCGGCGCTCGAATGGGGTCGCCACGCTGCCCCCTTCAAGCTGAATTTCGGTAGCGGCGATAAACCCGCCAGAGACAGTTCCCCACTGACTCTGCCCAGAGGCGCACGTGAAATTACCAGAAATCCATGAGTTGAGCGAGCCCGTCACCAGCGATCCACTGTTCTGCGCCCCTATTTGCAGAATCAGGCCGGTCGCTGCGCTGTTTGGAATCGACAGCGACGTCGGAAGCGTTGCGACAGTGATCACCACCCTGACCGGGGTGTTCGCTGCGGCGGAAAAATTCGACACGTATGAATTCGCGCCCGCTCCGTCCCGAAGCGATACACTGTACGTCCCCGCCACGTTGGTGTTAAAAATGAAGGAGATGGTTACAGGGCTTCCCAACAGGTCGTAGACGTTGATCCCTTCGATGTGCTGGTCAATACCGGTCCACTGGTTGCTGCCCGAAAAGTTGTTAGCCACGGAGTTGACCGTCTGCACCACCGCGCTCTTTACCACGCCCCCGAAAGTGATCGTTCCCTGGGACTGCGTGAACTGCCCTCCCCCTGACTGGTTGTTGAACGTAAATCTATCCGGCCCACCGAAGCTTGAGTTCACTCCTGGCGGATATTGCGCCACCGCGCACGCCCCGTTAATAATCCGATTCCGAAACCCGATCGACGAGGCTGATCCGGTCAACGTCTGAATCGCAGCGGTCACGCCGCTGCTCACCAAGTCGCTCGACGACAACAGCACGTCTGTGCCGTCGCAGAACAGGCTCTGCGTCGTGCCTTGCGTGACCGTCGTGCCCGTGCCGCTGGGCGTCCTCACCGTCAACGTGTAAGGCCCGGTCGTCAAGTTCTCGATGATCCGCTCGCCCGTGGACGCGGCCGGAATCGTCACCGCGATGTTGCCCGTCAGGATGCCTGTGAACGCCAGGACGCCTTGACCCGCCTGAACGGCGGTCAGGTTAACGGTTGAGTTGCCCGCGACTGAGAGCACCAAGCGCCCGTTGACGGTCTCTTGGACGAACTGGTCGGTCGCCAGTTGCTGCGAACTATCACCCAGATTCGCCGTCGTGCCTTGCGGGGCGGTGAACACCGTGGAGCCTTGCAGGACGCCGGTCGAGCCGTCGCAGAACAGGTCCATCGTTGCGCCAGTCGTGTTGGCCGGAAACGTCACGCTGGCCGAGCCGCCAGTCGCTGCAACCGTCAGCGAGAAGCCTCCTGTTGTTTCGTTTTGCGCCTTAAACGGGTGAGCCGACATCGGCAATGTGACGGTCGCGTTGGCCGTCAATGCTCCTGTGTAGATGTGTACGCCGTTCCCTGCCTGCGCGCCAGAGAGCGTCGTGCCGCCCACCACCGAGACGTTGAGCACTCCATTGACGCTTGAAACCGCGCCCGCCGCAGCGCTTGCGCTCGTCGCCGCTGCCGTCGCGCTATTAGCTGCGTTTGTCGCCTGAGTCGTCGCTGCGGTCACGCTCCCTGTGATGCTGGAGGCGCTGTTGGCTGCGTTTGTCGCCTGAGTCGTCGCGATGCCTGCCTCGTTGGTCGCGGTCGTCGCGCTCGCGGCGGCGTTCGTGGCTGACGTCCCGGCGTTAGTTGCCTGGGTGGTAGCGGTACTCGCGCTACCCGCTGCCGCAGTGGCGCTGGCTGCCGCATTCGTGGCTGACGTTGCCGCTGCACTCGCGCTACCCGCCGCCGCAGTGGCGCTGGCCGACGCGTTCGTGGCTGACGTTGTAGCGATGCCCGCTTCAGTCGTCGCGGTGCTCGCGCTGGCTGTCGCGCTCGTCGCTTGCGTAGTTGCAGTCGACGCGCTGGTAGCCGCCCCTGTGGCCGATCCTGCAGCGGCTGTCGCGCTCGCCGCTGCGTTTCCTGCCGATGTTGCAGCTTGCGTGGCCGACAGCGTGGCGCTCGCCGAGGCGGTTTCCGCTGTCGCGTCCTGATCCTGCCACCCCTTCGAGGTGTACACGCGGATTCCGGGCGGGACTTCGGTCGTGTTCAGGTACTCAGCCCCGATAACCAGCGCGCCGCCTTGGTTATTGAGCGTCGGGTCGCTCGCGTGCGAGCCCAGCCAAGATTGTTGAAACGAGGCGAGGCCCGTAGTCAGTGCAGTGGCCGACGAGGTCGCGGACGCAGCGCTTGCCGTAGCCGACGTGGCACTGGCTGACGCCGACGAAGCGCTCCCGGCTGCTGCGCTTTGACTGGCAAGCGCGGCTTCCGCGCTTGCCGCCGCCGAAATTTGGCTGCCCGCTGCGGCGCTGGCCGATGCCTGTGCCGCGCCTGCGAATGCGCCAGCCGCCTGCACGCCGTTGATGTCGACGGCGATCGTGTACGATTGCGACTCGATGATAGGATTTACCGGCACTTACGTTCCCCCGACAGTGGCTTGTGGAGCGATCCAGACATTGCCGCCCATGATTGTTGACACGTTCCCGCTGGGGTCTGTGAGCTTCAAGTCGTACACCCCGAGCTTATACACCGGGCGACCGTTGATAACCTGAGACAGCGGTACCGGGCCTGACAGAAGTTGCGCGGATTGATTCGGGGACATGTATATCCCGATCTGGCCCGTCGCCCCGTACAGTACGATGCCGCCTACATGCGTGTCGAAGTCCGCAAGCACCGAGCTTGCCGAGTAGGACGAGCGGATCTGCAAATGTGCCTGATAGCCCGTCAGATTGAACGCGCCTCCGCCGGGCCATGTCAGCGCCAGCGTCGGGTTCCATGTTTCGCCCTGCTCAAGCTGTAGATCGTATGCTGCAGCAGTCATTTATCTACCCTTTGGAAACTTGGCTTTGACTGCCAGTACCGCGTCGCGCACCGCCAGAGCGTCAGCATCCGGGTCTTCCCCGGCGATCAGCCCGTTGACGATTTTCCATATCGCGTCAAGCTGGTCGCCAGCGGGCGGGTAGGCGGCGGCACGCAGCGGCCTCGGGTCCGGGTTGTGGGTAATCTTCATGGCTGGGTCACCGAAAAAGTAGCGTCGAGCATGGGCCAAGCCGAGACTACGACCGAATACGTCCCCGGCTGCGTGAACTCCAAATCGACCTCGCCGTCCGTCACTGCCTGCGGGTTTACGCCCGCGATTGTAACAGTTGCAGGGTTCGGAACGTTCAGCAATTTCATGCCTGTGAGGGTGGCCGGATTGGCTGGGCGCTGGGTAATCGCGCCGTTCAGAATGTAGTCAAGCGCGAGTCTCGCCTCACCTGCGATTACCTGCGTCCCGGCTGGGGCGTAAGCGCCCTGAATAGCCAACATGTCGGCAGGCATCTTCCCGGTCTGGAAGACGCGGCCGGCTGCGTCGGCGAAAGCGTATGGGACGTTTGTTGCGCCCAATTCTGTTACGTCTGTCATCTTCTTGCCTCAAATACAGTCAGGCTGCAACCATCAAAACCATTCGCTGAGAGCGTGAAATTCCCCGTGCCTAGAACTCCAGACCATACGGGGGTCACGTTGGACCCTGATGACCCGGAGGTGTTCGAATTCGACGCCAGCGTGGTTCCGTTGGAGGTGATAGTGCCCGTACCAAACGTCAGGCCCGAGGCAATGATCAGCACTGGGTACCCGGTGGACGCGTAGGTGAATGACGCTGACGATGTTCCGCTCGCAGTCACCATCGACGTGACGGACCCGTTCACCAAGTGCAGCGTGTTGATCTGCGCCGTGCCGATATTAGCCGACGTGATACCTGCCTGCTGAATCTGCGCGGTGCCGACTGCTGCGTTAGCGATCAGCGCGCTCGTGATCGCTGCGTTCTCGATCTGCGCCGTGCCGATCGCCGCAGTCTGAATCAGCGCGGTCGTAATCGCAGCGGCTTCGATGTTGGCTGTCGTGATCGTCGCGCCCGCGATCTGCGCGTTCGTGATCTGGCCGGTTCCTATCAAGGCTGTCGTGATCGCGCCGTTTTGGATCGCAGCCGACCCGATCGCCGCGTTGGCAATCGCCGTGGACGTTACCGCGCCGCTCTGGATGTTGCCGGTCGCAATCGCCGCCGCCGCGATATTGGCGTTTTCTACCGCTTGGTTCGCGAGCAACCCAGTCGTCACCGCCGCCGCTTGGATCTGCGCCGTGCCCACCGCTTGCGCTGCGATATTCGCCTGCGTGATCGTCGCGTTGGCGATCAGTGCCCCGTTGATCTCTTGCGCGGTCGAGATGTCGTAGAGGATGGTGCCGAGATTAAAGTCGCCCGGTTGCACATACAACGTGGTCGCAGCGGTGCCGATGTTGCTGTTGTACGGGCCGATCGCACCGCTCGTGTTGACCGCGCGCACCCAGTAGTAGTACGTGTCTCCGCTGATCAGGCCGCCCGCCGTCCAGTTGGTGGCTCCGATGTTGTCTCCCACCAGCACTGCGTTGGTGAGGATGTTGGTGGTCGACTGGAATACCTGAAAGTAGTCCAGATCCAGATTGTCTGGCGCGGCCCAATTCAGGACGACAGCCTTGATCGAGCCCGCTGCGGTCAGGTCGGTCGGCGCTCCGGGAGGCGCGCCAATCTTGGGCACCGTGAACGTCTCAACCAGCGGTTGCGAGGTCGTGCCATCCACAGACAGGCCGTACACTTGAAAGTCATAGACATCGAGCGCGGTCACGGGCGCGATGACGTTGGCCGGTGTTTTCAGGTTCGTGGACTGCCACGGGCCGCCGTTCACACGCCACTGAAACAGGTACTGAGCCGAATTGCCGCTCCACGACATGATCAGCTTTTGCGCGAGCACGCCCGGCGAGCTAAGATAGGTCGCAGGCGTGATCGACCAGCTAGTGGGCAGGATCGACACGAGGCTCAGCGTCAAGCTGGTGGGCGGGATGGATAGGGCTGTGCCAAAGTCCACGCCGTTGAACTTCGACTCGTTGTAGGTTATCGCCAGCACGTCAAACGCGTTCTGTGCCGACTCCTGCACGTTGACCACCCGAAACAATTGAGTGTTCAGGTTCGAGCCCGACAGCGTCCACATGAACCCCGTGTTGGGTGCCGTGGCTGTGGGCGTCGTGAACACGAGTTCGCTCGTCGTCTCCACGGTATTCACGATACCGACGGACTGCTGCACGCCGTTGGTATCCATAAAGTAGAGCGTGTAGGTCTGCCCGGCGTCGAGCGTAACCGGTGAGTCCAGTACGATGCCCGACGTGGTGGACCCTGAGAGGATCCGCCCGCCCATACGCTCGCCCGCGCGCACCGGGTCCGCGATCTGGATGACCGTGCCCGGCGTCAGTTGGGCCGCGTCCAGCCCCGCCGTGAACTGCACCTGATCGGTGTCCAAGCGCTCCGAGTAAAGCTGCCACATGCCTAGCCGGTACGCTTGGCCCCGCGTGGTGCAGCCAACCGCCATGATGCTGATCGGGCGCACGCCGTAGCGTGCAATGCCGTCAGGATCTTCCACGTACTCAGTTGCCTGCACGTACTGCTGGTTCGGGTCGTTATACGTGACGTAGGCGACGGTGTGGCGGTCCTTACGCTGGCTGCCTGCGTAAGTGAACTGACCGCCCACGACGTTCGCAGGGGAGAACAGCGGCATCGGGCCTTGCCACGGCGCGTCTTGGGTCGTGAGTACCGTGCCCGCGCCCCAGTACGTCATGCCCCGGAACACGCTGCACAGATCCTGCACCAGATCGTAGGCCGCCTTCGCGCTTGAGATGCAGGTGTTCAACTGAAAGCGCGGCTCTTGGCCGCCAAATCCGTCGGGCACCAACTCGTCGCAATACTGGGCAATCTCGTAGAGCGCGGCCGTGTCAATCTCAGCGTCGTTGATGTAGAGCCCGAGACCGTACCGATCGGATGTCAGCAGGTCGTACAGGCACCACGCCGGATTGTTTGAGTAGGCTATCTGAAAGCCGCCATCCCACGTGCCCGTGTAGATCCGGTTAGCTGGGTCGTAATTGTTGGGCACCTGAATCAGCAGCCCTTGGATCAGGTACGAGCGCTCGGGGATGCTTGCGAACTGGCGCGCGTCGATCTGAAATCCGACGAGAGCCGAGTTCGGGTAAGCGAGCTTCGTGTCGACAACAGTCGTCACCGCGTCCACGAACGTCGGATTGACGAGGCTCACATTCTGGCTGTCAGGTGTGACGCGCGTGACCGTCACTGTCCAAGGCCCCGTGCCCGAGAGCGGGAAGCGGTAGCTGCGCTCGTAGCGACTGCTCGTGTAGCCGTCAAACGTGGCAGTCAGAGCCTGCACCACCGGGCCGTTCGTCGGCTGGAAGGAGACCTGCAATTCAACTGTCGTACCCGAGATGTCTCCGCTCGAATCGGTGTTGGACAACCCGCCCACCGAAAGTGTGATGATCACAGCGTCGGCTTCTGGGTTGTCGATCTGGCTCGAAACCGGCACGCTGTTGTACACCTGCGTGCCAAGCGTGGCCGTCGCGTTGACGGAACCGAACCCGGGCAAGTAGTCCTGAGTCTGCGTGCCGTTCGTCCACGCGATTGTGGCCCCGATGAAGTTGTTCGTGCCGTTGGTCTCCTGAACGGGAATGCCGTTCAGGTAAATGCCTTGCAGCCCGTTCACGAGCCCTTGTATCTCGCCTTCGCAGATGAGATCGAGCATGGTGGCAAACGCCACGGATTGCATGGAGTTGGAGGGCGGCGTCGAGCCGCCACCGCCACCGCCTAGCAAGCCGCCTGCGCCCCGGGGAGAAACCAGCGCTACTTCATTTTTCGAATCTCTCATGCGCCGTTAGCCTGTGACCAAGCCGGTCTCACCGGGTGCCGAACTCAAATCAACTGCTTGCAGCGAGGAGCTAATTGGCAAGCCGCCCACCAGCATTTGGCCGTAGATGATCGGCACGGGCTGCCCTTGTATGACCGTATTGGACGCGCCATTGAAGTAATACGAGGCAGTCGACCCTGGGGCTTGGGGGCTAAGCATCCGCGTGATTCCCGCCAGTACAAGGCTCATGCCGACTGACCCGATCGCGGCTCCCGCAGCGGGTGCCAGTGCTGCGTCCGCTCCGTATGAAAAGTACGTGGCCGCTATGACCAGAATCGCTCCCGCCACGGTTTCCAAGATGCTTCCGACTCCCTTGGACCCTACGATCTGGTGCGAGATGATCAGGCGCTTGCCTGCTGGGAGATTGATCTGCTCCTCCGTGCGGCTGCGCTTGTCGCAGATGACGTGAAAGCGCAGACCGTCTCTGGCGCTGTCCTGCATGTGCTTTTTGAACGCCGGGCATGCCAAACCAATCAGCTTGATCGCTTGGATCGGTGTCTTGCAAACGAGCCTCCACTTGCGGCCGAACTTTTTTCCAAGCTCGCCTGCGAGGTAGACGTCGGTGTATTCGGCCGGTACGAGTCTCATAATTGCGATTTATGCCTGAGATAGTGGGTGGTGTTTTTCTGCCACTGGCCGCCGTAAGGAAAGATCCCCGATAGCCGCTTGTACGTATGGTGCAGGATTTTACCATCCCCCAAGTAAATTGCTGCGTGATTCGGCACTGGGGAAAGGATTTGCATGAGGATGGCGTCGCCACGCTTGAGCGTTTTCAGCTTGGTCGGGACCGACACGAATCCGTTCTCTTCGAACTGGTCAAGGTAAAGGCTCTTCCCGTTGGTCCACCACAGGTCTTCGCGCTCGTAATCCGGCAGATCAAGTTCAAACTCCCGCTTGTACCAGTCCCGGCACAGCGCATAGCAGTCTTGAATGCCGTGAACGAACGTGCGCCCGATGTAGGGTGCCTCGTAGCCCGTCGGTTCCGTGTAGCTGTGGCCGCCCTGGGGCCAACTAACTATGTGCCAGGGTAGGCCCGTCTTCTCCATCATGACGAGGTCGCTGCCCGTGGGCGCAGCGGTGCTGTTGGGGTGCGTGTGCCACACCGACAGCACTTCGTAGTCCACGTTCAAATACCCCCATTCCTCGGCCGAGATGGAGAAGTTCTCCTGCGGATTGGGGTGTACGTTCTTGCACTCGATCAGGCGCTGCGTGTCACCGTCTTGCACTATCACGCCGCAGCGTTCTTTCGGTTGAGTGTTGCAGGCGGCTTCTGCTGCCGCGATCTCGATCATCTGCCGTACAAAGTCGAACTTAGACATAGGTACGGCTACCAGGAAACCCACCAAAAGGCAAGAGCGCATTAGTGCCGAACCTCACCTGACAGGACGTCAGCCTCTTGCCGCACTGGTCGCCGCCGATCTCCGCCTGCGGCTTGTCAGTCGCGTCAAAGTACAGGCCGGGCTGCGGCACCCATGTGCACTGCGCGCCCTTGTAGACCCACGGGCAACTGTTCTGCAGGATCTGGCGCGATGGAGCCTGAAGCCCGATCACGTCGAATGACGACGTCAGTTCGAACACGACCAGCGTGCCGGTCTCGGACACTTTGCGGTTGACATAATAAATGTCGGGCGTGAGTTGCTGCGTCGGGTCGGCAGTCGGCTGGTTGTCCAGAAACTGCGCGAATGTACGCAGCCTCGTGACCTTCGCGCCGACCAAGTCATTAAGCTGCAGCGCGGTGGCCGAGATGATGCCGCCAATATTCGAAATCGAGAATTGCGGCTGCGGGAGCACGCCTTGGCCCGTGAATTCAAAGCCTGTCACGCTCAGCGGCCACGGCTCGTACGTGATGCCTTGGAACACGATCGGCAGCCGATTCGCGTCGGTGCCTGCAAAGAAGTAGTCGATCGTGCCAAAGCCGATCACGCTCGTGTCGAGAATGTACAACTCGATCAGCGCGTTGGGCGCGAGGCTCTGCAGTTCTGCTTGAATTTCGCTCATTTTTCTAGTCCGGATCAAACACTTGCTGGAAGGTGCACGAAATGGTCGTCTGTCCGGCGTCCGTCTCGGTCTTGCTGATCTTGCCCGTCGTCTTGACCTTGATCGCGTCTTCCTGACGCGGGGGTGTCCACCAGAACCTTTGATAGCCGCCCTGATTGATCAGGAAATTGTAGATGTCGTCAGCGTTTCCGCCCGGGTCAGTGTCGGCCGCGTTCGGGTCTCGGTTGAACTTGAGCGTCCACACTTGGGGCATCGAGTTGATGCCAAGCGGCAAGTCCTGAGAGTAGCCATCACCGAACTGGGCGGTCAGCACCGTGGGCGTCACGTCAGCCTGCGCGCCGTAATCAGGCTGCCATGTAAAAATATCAAGATCGGCCATTAGGTTGTGCTCACTCCTCGGATGATTTGATTAATTTGGCCTCCCGGCTGCGAGTGCTTGCGCACGATCTCGATGACGGCCGCCTGCAAGTCCTTTTGCAGCGCCGCGTTCTTGGCTTGCGCCTGAGACGAGGTGTCCTGCTGGCCGCCCGAATTCGTCTGGTTGATGTGGAACGCCACGTTCGTGCTGCCCTGAGAAGCGCCTGCTCCCGTGTTCACCACGCCGCCGTCGGCAAAGTGCGTCTTGCCCGGCGTGCTGCCGCTACTGCCGTTGAGCGAATGCAGCAGGGGCAGGTTGCGCGAGGTCGCCGCTGCGTTCACCACGAACTCGCCGTTGGACAGGCGCGCTGGGATGCTGTCGCTTGTGCCTGAGCCCGGGCCGGTGATGTGGCCGCCTGTGGCGAAGCCCGCAGCGAGTGCGCCGAACTGGGTACCTAGTCCCAGGCCCGCCTGACTCGCGATATCCGCTGTGGAGCTTGTAACCGCCGAATCGATGCCCGCGCCTGCTAGCCCCAGCGAAGCGGTGGAAGTGCCGCCGATGCCCAGCGCTTGCAGCAGCGACCCGATCGCTCCGCCCCCGCCCGTGAGTCCTGTGCCGCCCGTCAGCCCCTGCTCGATCAAGCCAAACACCTTCGATTCCGCCGCTTGAACCTCCATCTTAGCGAGCGCCGAGACGAAGCTTTCCGCGAGCGCCTGGAAGTTGGCTTTGCCTGTTTCCGCGAACTTGAGCAACTGGTCAGACAGGCCGTTCAAGAAACCAGTCGTAGCTGTCGCGACTTGACCCGTCGTGTTGTCGGCCTGATTCTCCCAGTTGTCCCACGCCTTCGTGGCACCTGCCGACCAACTCGTGTCGGCCGCAGCCAATTGCGCCGTCGTGTTCTGGTGGATCGCGACCGACTGCGCCTCAGCTTGCTGCTGTGCGGTGACCCGCGCTGTGAACCCCGCCGTGTCGATCTGGCCGCCCAAGTATTGGCTCGTCGCGGTGGCTACCCCCGCCTGCTCCTTGGTCTGCGCCTGTGCTTCGAACCCTGCCTGCTTGCCTTGCGTCTTGCCAAGACCGGCCGCCGCGAGTTGCGCGTCGGCCGCTTCCTGCTCTTTCAGGATCTGGGCGTTCAGGGCGTCTATGTACTTTTGCGTTGCAGCGGTCTTCGCATTGGCCTCGTCAACGCTCTTGTCGTTGATCGCTGTGCTCTGAGCCGCCCAGCCTGCGATAGCCACATTGGACGCCGACTGCGCCTTGTCGATCGCCGTCTGGTCTTCCACCCTCTGCTTAGCTGAGGTAGACGACGCGTTCATATCGGCCGTCAGCAGCGCTACGAGCCTCGTATTGTAGGAGAGCTTGTTGGCGAGATCCTGATCGTTCAAGATCTGCTCTTGCTTGAAAAAATCGTCGTCTTTGACCAGCCGCGCTCGATGGTTGTCGTCCAAGATTGTTTCTTGGTCCTTGTTCAGCGAGTTTTGCAGGTCGTACTGGTCCTTGAGATCCTGCAGAGGCTGCTCGCGCTCGGCCGACGCAAGACCGGCCGCGCCGGGCGTGCGCGTCTGCCCTCTCTTTTGAATCGCAGCGGTGAGGTCCGAGCCTTCTCCGGGTTGAACTGTTCCGCCCGCAGCCGCGACCGCTTTTAGCGCGGCTGCCTGCTGGGTCAAGGCGTCGGTCACGTCCTTTCGTCCGATGTACTCCTGGTGCAGCCTGTCCAGCGTCTGTTGCGCCTGGACCCCTGTCGCTTGAGTCTGCTCGTACGAGCCTTGCAGATCCCGCGCGTTGCGCTCTGAGCCGATCTCGGTTGATAGCGCAGACTGCTGCTGGTACAGGCCGCTCAGGATCTGCTGACCAGTGGGTGCGGTCGCGCCTCTCGGTACGGTCGAGATCCCGGGTGACGTTGTGTCGACCGTTTGCACTGGCCCTGCTCCGCGCTGGCTGCGAAAGCTGTACTGACTCGTCGCTCCCTGATCCTGTGCGATCTGGGCATTCACCGCCGCGAGTTGGTCTTGAGGCGTCGTCGGCTTTCCGATCCCTTTCGCTGCCTCGATTGCCGCCGATGTCGCGTTTTTCACCTTATCCCACGCGCTTTCGATCGTCCCCAGACTCGCCACCGAGTCAGCCGCGCGATCCTTGAGCGCGTTGGCGTATGCATCGGTCGCCGCTTGCGCCGCACCGACCGCATCACCTTGCTTGGCGAGCGCGTCGATCTGGTCGTACACAGAAAGCGTCAGGTAGTGGTACTGGCTGTTGAGTTCCGCCGAAGCTTTAACCGGGTCGCCCTGGAGTTTCACAAACTCCGCGACTATTTTGTCTAGCGCTACACCGGTCGTGTCCGATGCTGCGGTCGCCGCCGTGCCGATCTCGGTGATCTGGCTGGCTGAGAACTTGCCGGTAGCGGCTAGCTTCGTCAGCGCTTCGATGGCTACGCCCGTGCGCTCGCCTGTTGCCCCTATGGCATTCGCCGACGCTTCCAGTTGGGCCGCGCTCGTTCCCGCGTAGTTGCCCGTCGTGATCAGCGCGTTGTTGAGCGCCGTCACCTCCTCAGCGCCTTTGATCGCCGCATAGCCCAGCGCCGCCACGCCTATAGTCACCGGGTTGAATACGAGCCCGAGCAGGTTAGCGACCGAGAGCAGGCGCGTGAACGAGGCGACGGCCTGCGTGATGCGCCCTTCAGATATCTCCCGGAAAATGACGCCTATCTCGCGCACGAACGCCGTGTTGGCGAAGGTTCCTGCCTCTGCTGCGGCGGCCTCTGCCTTGATTGCCGCCGCATACTCGGCACCGAGCGCGATCTCTCGCTGGCGTAGCTCTATCCCCTGTGCCAGCGAGACTAGGTACTCTTTCTCGACAGCGGTCGCCCCTGCGAGATCCGCGTCATAGGCGACAAGCTGGGATCTCGACGCTGTGAGCGCTAGGAACTGCCGCTCAAGAGAGTCCGACACCTTGTTCGTCGTTGCGCTAAATTCCCCGTCGCCTGCTGCGGCCTGCGCTTGAGCGCGCGTCCTCGCATTCAATTCGTCGGCGTACGCGGCTCCTGCTGCCGCGCGCCCCCCACTCGCTGCTGCCGGTGCGGCGGA